AGCGCATACTCTTCGGGGGTGGCTACAAAGTACGGCGAAACTTTTTTTCTGTACTCGGGCATCCAGTACCAAGGAATGAAACACGTAATCCACTCGGACTCTCCGCGTAGCGATTTCATAACCTGATCGTAGAACCAACCGCCCGCCCCGTTAGCCGTGCTCTCCAGAATTACCTCAGTGTTCTTTCCGCCGACGGTCTGCAATAGACCCGCGACTATGTCTGATCCTTGAGGGTAGAAGGCAACCTCTGATCCGTGGACGAATCTGTTTGTTTGTCCTCGACCAGTCTGGGTAGACCTCGCGGTTCCAACCCGATATCGCGAGTTGATCTCATCAAATACGAGCGTTGACGCCGACTGAGAAGCGAGCGGAGGTTTGAATGCTGGATGCGGGACATTGTCATAGAAATATCGGACCATATTGAAAATAGCGTTAGTAGATTCTGCAAGGTGCGACAGTACAAACGCGTTAGCGTTTCGATTTTGCGTGACCTTCCAGAAGTTTCTGCCCTGCGTGTAAGTAGATATGCCGGTTTGGCGGGCTTTCAGGACCAATGCGCGGATGTTTCCCTGATCTTTTAGCTGTTTTTCGAGCATGTTATGGACGTATAACTGTGCTGCGTTGAGCACAAAAGGCTTAGACTCGCCCTCTTTCGTCACGATTCTTAGTACATTCTTGCTATATAAGGGGAAGTTTCCCTTAAATTTGCGCGCTATCTCTTCAATTTCCACTGTTATTCACCACTGCACGGCACCACCAGACAAAGTCATGGTCTGAAAGTGTGCATCTCATCAAGTTTACTCGGGAACAAACCAACCTTACGTTGCCTTCGATATAGCCTTGTGCCGTATCTATTCGGTCTGGGCTTGCTGAAAGGTCTGACTGCTCAGTTGTTATGTGCATTGGTAGGTTGGATATGGCACAAATGCCCCTCTGCTGCTCGTATAACAGTAGTAAGTGGTCAAGGGAGACTATGTCCCCGCTATATTTTTTCGCCTTGTGTCGCTGTTTAAGACTGGTTAAACGCAGTTGCAAGAAGCCGCGAAGGCTTGCGTTATACCGAATTTTATTTCCTAGCGACTTACAAGCTCTGCACTGGCGTCTATTCGCAGACGGAAAATCATCTAGAGTTTTGACAATCCCGCATGAGCTGCATGCTTTACTATCAAGCGCCACTCTAAATCCCTCGTAAGCTTCTCGAATTGAGCGACTGCTTTACGACTATTGCTTACAGCTACTCGATCACCCATGAGTCCTGTACCAAGTCCAATGCAACCCTGAACATCCTTCGGGTAATTAGCTGCGTGAATCAGAATCCACGTTCGATCTTCTACTTCCTTAACATGCCAAGTCTCGCCAAATCTGGGGGAGTCTCGCCATCCAGTCAGGTAGTTACCCTCAGGGATACATGAGACGTTAGGCTTGTTGTCCAGCCAAGGGCGCTCAATGGTATAGAAGCGCTCTCCAGCAAGATCTATGACGCCCAGCGTACCCTCAGGGTGGTAGGCAAACCGCTTTAGTTCGACATCAATCATTGTGGCTGGGCACCCGCTTTTCAGCCCTAATAGACTTTCTATCGTCCCGCTCTGATTTTTTGTCTTTCCTAAATATTCGGTCGAAGCCTTCATTAAACTTAGCATTGTCTTGAGGACGGCGATTATCACCCTTGCCATATAACGTCTCGCGTGAATTTTTCATTTCTTCTTTGCAGTCTTCGCTGCCCTCTTCTTACCGTTGACCATTGGCATGCTTTCTCTCCTTAAAGAGTTAATTCACTCGGATGCTTTCCGGATGTCGGTGGCAATACCTTCTACAAACGTAGCGGAACCATGACCAACGCCCTTCGCTGTACTTGTAACCATTGTTTGAGCTGAATCTACAGTGCTGCCAACGATTTGCTGCGAGCCGTCTACTGCGCCGTTAAAGGTGTTACATCCGCTCATAACTACTACTGCTGCTGCTAAAATTACATTTTTCATTTCGTATCTCCGACATAGTTGGTTTACTGGGAGTCTGATCCCATTATCTAGCTTGGCTTAATTGCCTTTAATCCTCTTCGGTAAATCTGCTGTGCTTTTGGAATGCCTCGCACTTATCGCACCACACCTTGACCCGAGCTGGCTCAACTGCGTATGGACAAATGCATACATTTTTTTCTGTATATTTTTTTGTATTTTTTTCTATAAGTGCTTTGATATGTCCCCCCCCCTAATCGACGAGGTGCAGATGCACTTCAGTCTCCTCAGAAGACTCTATAAGCTTGTATACCGCCTCTTCCACTTGAGAGGATAAGTAGTACAGGTGATCACCGAATCGCAGGGAGGTGACGATTGGGACGATATAAGCCTCAAATGTGAACTCATCCATGTCCAAGTAGTTACATGCCGTAACACGATGCATCAATATTTGCTTCATTTTTTGCCTCGGTACTCTCATAAGACCCGTCGGGGGTCAAAATATGCTGTTATTTACTTACATCACCCACATGGAACCACACACGCGGACGACGCCACCGCCAGACAACTACCCCCCCCACCTAGCCAATACACTCAACAGGCACCCATAAGCAGGCAGAATAGGGGTCATATCGAGGGATAGCATCCTGCCTAGATACTACCTACCTAGTGCATGTCATTGTTTTGTAAGTGGATCTCGCCTTGAATCTCGCCAACTTCCTCATCTTCAAGGTCTAAGTCAGCCAAAAAAGCCCCATTAAACTGGACAATCTCCTGCTTTTCGGGAGCAACCCAGCCTTCAGCCTTGAACAGCTGCTCAATGGCTCGCAAGCGGTCAGAATCCTTCTCTGAGTGCCGACCCAATTGCTCCAGCTGACCAACCCACTCAGCCCTTCTATCCTCTGTATCCTTGCTCATATGCTCTCTAATCGCCTCAATTGATGCCTTTACACTAATATTGTCTAACAATCGGAATGCCTGAACATTGGGATGGCGATACCCTGCCGCCTCTGCTGCTCTGGTCGCATTGCCTGATGTTGAGTAGTAATCCACGAACTTCTGCTGTCTCATGTTCAATGGTTTTACTGTTTCGGTTGTCTTACTCACTATGTGCATCTGTTACATCCCCTATAGGAGAGGTCGGTATTAGGGTGAGGTTTGATTTTTCCCGCCCTACAAAAATTTGCCGATAACCGTAATGGCTGCGGCGAATAGAATCCAAGCCGCTCGCTCTACTACCATGCCCTTGCCTGCTGCTCTGGCGACGGTTGTCTCTGTGTCTCTGATGTTTCCCTCTAATAGATCCAGCCTTACCTCATGCCGATCTAATCGTTTATGGCTACTGACTAGCCGCTCATCTATCCGAGCCAATATGGCGACGGTATCAGTCAGCTGATCGAGCTTTACCTCAATTCGGTCGAATCTTTTCTCAATATCCAATTGCATACCGCCAGCCAGTATCTGTGAGGGTTGAACCTCGTTTATATGTGCTGAAATTATACCACCAATGACAATTAAATGAATTATTTTCGTCTGTAGGTGTTGACAAGGGTATCCCCTAGAGATTATGGTGCAACCATCAAGTGGTAAATTTGCCACTGAGACACACCGACCTAGAGGTTCTAGGGGCGCTCGGAGAATCCAAGGATGGTTTCAATGAGTGAAGCGGCAACAACCCATCAAGTGTCTGCGTCTATGTGGCGCACTGATGAGATCAACCAAGATCGAAACACTTAAGCCTGAGGAGGCACCCATGACTATTCAAGTACTGATCAAAAATAACTACGGCAACCAAGTCGTCTATCCAACCTGCGAAGTCGGTGAGACCTTTGCCCTGATAGCAGGCACCAAGACCCTAACCGATGAGACCCGCGCCCTAATGAAGCGACTCGGCTACCAGTTCGAAGCCAAGGCGGTGGAGCTATGAGCTTCGCACCGTTCAGCGTCATGTCCCGACTGACAGGCAGCTTCCAGCACAGCAATGGCAACGACTTCGAGTATGAGCCGAACAGCCCTGCCGACAGCTGGCTACCAGTAGTCAACTACCCTCACCGAGTATGGGTTCAGACCAGCCC